TTTTATCAGTCGTTTTCCCTCTTCACTCTGTCGATCTTTCATTGTGACTTTTTTCTTTTTTGAATTATCTACTTTGTTCCCAGCCATTTTTTCCTCCATTTATTCGCTTCTGTATTCCATGCAGCATTGGACTCCAAGTAATTTTTATTAGCCTGTACCACATTCGAAGCACTTGGTATATCCATCTTACTGAGTAAAGCCTGTGGGTTTGATTTTGCATCTTTTTTATCTTTGTACATATCTACCGCCCCTTGTCTTGCCAGTTCGCTCATCATGGTATTTGCCGCATCCGCACCCTCTTTTTTGTAAGTTTCCACATAATCGTTATACGCTTCTGCCCATGTCTTTGTTGGAGTTGTCGTTGACGAAGAGGAGCTCGATTTCTTCTTTGATGAAGACGATCTTCTTCTTCCACCCGAGCCGCCCGAGCTTGCCGCTTTCTGTCTGGCAAGTGCCATCTCAGCCTCCCAGTTCGCCTGCTCCTGCGCCGCCTGCTGCTTCTGGAATGCAAATTCCTGCGCCCATTGGTCTGCTGCCACACGGTCCTGATACTCACCGTAATCATATCCATATTCCTGATTGTACCGACCGTTATAATAGTTCAGATCGTTATAGTAATCGTTGACGCCATCCCTATAACGCTGGTAATCTGTATTGTCCAGACCTGTCACTACATTCATCTGGTTGTACAGATTCTGTCCTTCATCCGCATAACGCTGGTATGCCCGATCGTAGAAGTCCAGAGCCTTATCGTTTAATTGAGCGACATAATTGTCATACGCCTGCTGCCCTGCTGCCGACGCGTATGTATTCCCATATCCGCCGGTCAGCGCCGCCGCATTCCCCATCGTATCGCGCATAGCAAGGTTTCCCTGGCGCATATACTGATCGCGGTACATTTTATATAGATCATCGTTTACCATATCCTCCGAGGTGTACGAAAATTTCGGACGGTTCATGATATTATCCAGGATACTTGAGATCTGATCTTCGTACTTACTTTCAAATTCATCCGGCTTGTTCTTCTCCAGATTCCGAGTTTTATTGTAGTATTCATTCACTCGGCCAGACCTCTGGTACATCGGCTTCGCCTCGGTCGAACCGCTTGCCGTAGCTACTCCCGCTGTCACATTGCTGGACGGGTTCGATGGTGCTGCATTTGCAAGCTCCTGAATCTTCGCCGCATTATTTGTCGCTGACCCGTTCTGCAGCATTCCCAGCAATTTTGTATTCTGGCTTGCCGTCCCGGAATATCCAGATATTCCATACTCTTCGGCAAGTTTCCGTCTGGCAGCGTAGCTGGAATCCCTTCCGGAGCTGCTCAGATAATCAACAATACTTCCAACCGCCATTATTCATCCTTCCCTTCTTCTTTTTCTTCGATAATCTCGCCCGCATTTAAGATAGCAGCAACCTTTACCAGATTCTCTGCCTGGGTAATCCCCTCCACTTTCATTCTATCGAGAGCACTGACAATCGCTTTGATGGCGAGCTCTTCATACACATATTTTTTCATGGTACCTCCTAACTACTGCTTTCCAAACTATCCAGGCGATCATAAATATCCTGGATCGTTTCTCCCACGCCCCAATAATGAGTCTTTCCGGAGAATACGGGGTGGTTCAGATAAAGTTCCTGCGCGTAGGCATTAGACGGTGAAAGAACGCAGCCATAGTGATCCAGGATCCTCTGCGGTTTTGTGTCATTGATATTTCCTGTGCCATCCCAGCCAGTCCAAAAGCAATACAAATCATTATCACCCATTCCTGTGCTCTGATCGCCAGTGCCTAGGTATTGTCCCATGCTGGTATCAAACGTATAGAATCCTCCGATATAAACCTCGTCCTCATTGGCTTCAAATGCTCCACCCTTGCAGCGGATTCGGGAACCTGTGATCGTTGCTCCTTTTACGTTTCCCGAAAATGTAGCATTTCCGGAAGCATCTAACTTGAAATTCGTTGAATTTACCACCAGACGATTTCCGGATATCGTAACCTGTCCCGATTCCAATGAAATCTCCGACGATACGGTTCCTTTCGTTACTTTCATATCGATTTTGCTGTCTGTAACTTCAAACTTTGCATTCGTATTCTTTTCGAAATCGCTCACTTCAACTTTCAAACCATCCAAATCGAATTTCAGGGATGCTACCCTTTTCTCATCCTCCAGATATTTCTGCAGCGCCTGATTGGAATAGTTATCTTCCGGAGTAAGATTGTTGAACATATATTTAAGCTGTTCGTTGAGCTGATAGAGATATCCTGTCAGTTCTTTCGTATCCATACTATTAAAGCCATCAATCGCTTTGAACTGTGCCATCAGATCTCACTCCCTTCGTTGATGTATTTTCCGACGGCAATCAACCGGGCTTTTCCCTTGCCTTCTAACCGCCACCGATAATAGAAGCAGCGCATCGGCTTAATCGGAATCGAATACGTCCGTTTTTTTTCTGCGAAGATGGTGATCATCCGGCGAAAGGCCGCATCTGAATCGTGTTTCAGAAACACATCCACTTGACTTCCGCGTTCCAGCTCTATCATGAACTGAATCTTTCCAATGTACTTTCGATTCAGGCTCCCTTCTTCTAGGTCTCCCGTTTCAAGATACCATTCGACCAGTTCATCCCCTCCGGTAATGGTACGGACGTTTTTATCCTGATCGACATAATAGAGCTGTCCTCCTCCGGGTGCGGTAAGAAGCATCCGCGTATCATCTTCTTTATGCCAGAGTCGTTTTGCTGTGTCATAGACCAGCAGTTGTTTTCCTTTTCCTGTCTCAGCTGACAAATAATATTTTCCTTGGTATTTCCCTGCGATTCCATCCGACAGTGTGAGTTTTTCCAAAACATCCGACAGTGCAAACGGAACGCCTCCGGTATAGCCGTATACACCCGTACCAGAAAGATATATCAGCGTAGTTCCAACGACCTGAACACTAGCACTGCACCCACTCTTTACGCCCGGTGCTTCCTGCGTTTGAGTCTGGATATTTGACGGTTTGTTCCCATATACCTTATGAATTGTATGCTCCTTAAAGAAAAGCGCGTATCCGGAATATGTAACTGCTGCCGTGAAATCTCCATCCGATCCAATCGTTGCCGCATAGGAATCTGTCGAAATACCTTCAAAGACATTCCAATTCAACGGATCTCCCAGTTTGCTTGCATATACCTCATGATTTTTGCTGCTGCATCCCCACAAACGATTTTCACATTCCGTTAAAAAGTCCATATCCGGCACTTTCCGCTTTACCTTCAACCCACTCGCCTGTGTAAAGCTGTTTTCCAATACACCGATGATTGTAATGCTGTCATCCGTTTTTGCCTGGATAGTGGCTGTTTTGTTGTAATCTACATTCGTGCACCCAGATATTTCTACGCCATCATACTGGTTGAATTGTTTTCCGATTCCGATACAGGAAATTTTTGTGTAAGTCGAACCTGTATAGGATGGCGCAAACGTCGCTGTTGAAGCCTGGGCAAAGGTTTTCTCCATCGAACCAAACTCCCCGGAATCCGTGTTTAGATAAACCTTATCCGGAAGAATGATGATATAAGCCCCCATTCCGACCATAACTTTTTTGCTATCTGCTACCGTTCCCTTTTCCTGGTCCTTATAATACAGTTTTTCTCCATCAACATATGCCAGTCCATTTTTCCAGTAGAGGCCGTTTGGTTTCTCCAATGTTTTTATTGATTCTCCTCGCGCCTGGCGCGGCCCTGCTGCCGGATAGTGATCAGAGGACATATTTTTCATATCTGCAAAATATCCATCCTGGACGCTCGACCTGGTATCTAAGCCGCCGAACACTCCTTCCTGTTTCTTGGTTCTGGTAATCGGATTTACGATTGGCAGACGCATCTTACCACCCCCTAAATTGTGCTTTTTCCTTCGGCATATGATTTCTACGGTAATAGGATGCAAACGCCTGGAAAGACGCCTCATATGCTGCCACGCTGTTGTTATAGCGCTCTGTTTCCTCGTTCTTATAGTCAATCTTGGCGGCAAGATAATTTACATAGATATCTCCAAAGCGATCCGGCACCATAAGGGTCTTTTCAGAGTCCCGGTCATAATCGTACCCGTCAAATTCTATGTCATTGCCCTCCGCCGCATTTAGGATGTCGTCTACAACCATTCCTTCTACTTCTGACAGCCACGCCGTTTTTACCCTGGCATCATACTGATTCAGTTTTTCATCATCTACTCTCGCCAGCACTTCCGCTATTTTCATCGCATCGCCTCCTTGAGTTTTATTGTGCCAGATTCCTATGTGTTTTTCTCCCACGCAAAAATGCCCCACCAGGCATGTGGCAGGGCATCTCGTTAATATCTCTTGAAATATGCAGTTTTTCACGTGGACTCGACTGGAAAAATTCTTTCTTCGTCTCTGCTTCGTTTTGTCACAGGATATGTCCATCTTCCGCGATTCTATCCGCCGTCAGCATCCAGCCGTCAGAATCGAACGCATACAACTGTCCATCAATCCGGCAGACTGTATCATGCAGATATTTGTAACCTTTCAGGACATACCACCAACGTCCATCCTGCCAAATCCAGCCTCCGACATACTCCCCGGAGATCCATCCGTGTGAGGTCTCGATCCAAGGTTTTCCATCTACAAAACACTTCCGGAGCGGCTGCACGTGTTCTCCGTTATTATAACGTCTTCCGGAATCTGCCCCACCCGGGGTTGTTCGGATAATCAATGTCGGCGATGCCAGAATGCACAGACCGCGCACGCCGCTCTTTACCTCTTTCAGATCGGTGATCGATACCTGCGGGGCACTCGGCTGTGAAGCTGCAGCTCCATCCTCCGCCGCCCAAGTCTTTTTGAAATTCTCAAATGTCCCATATTTCTGCTTCAAAATTCCCGTGCCGCTGCCCCAGTCCGGCAGATAAAGATGCGGTTTGTCTTCCAGACTCTTCCAATCTCCTCCCCAGGCAAGTCCCAGCCCCTTGGCAATCTCAGCCGCTTTTTTAAACATTCCTGTTCTGTCATTAAATGCATCATCTGACGTGCTGCCATCTCCATCAATGTCCATTATTAAATAAAAATCAAAGGCGATTCCCCACTGATGCTGTGAACTGTAGCTGCTGCCCGGTGCATTGGTTACCTTTTTTCCCGGTTTTGTACGTCCCTGAGCATAGAGGGCATCCTGCTCTGCTACTGTCCGGAATGTTTCCCCAATCGTCACTGCAATCCCTTGTGTCACACAGGCTTTCATCCACGCACCCGCAAGACGCTGGAGACGCGGATGGCACAATGTAATATCTCTCATATTTGTCCTTTCTACGAACACAGGGCGGAAAATATCCGCCCTAAATCATTATTTGCACTCATCTGCCGGTCCCGGCTTTTTTGTTTCTGCTCCCGGTCCTACCGGCGTGTTCCCTTTTCCTTCTTTTGCCGGACCCGTGCAGCCAACATCACAGGTGCACTCCGGATCAACCGTCATTTCCGGATGCCCTAATTTCTGCGCTTTCTTGGCGCTATAGTTATGTACTTCGTTTGCATTCTTGTTTCCATGTACGTTGCAACTCATCTTTCTTTCCTCTCTTTCTATTTTCTTGCTTTCTCTGCCTGGGTTCCGAAATAAAACCCTACAATCATAGTAAAAATGCTCATGTATTCCTGTCCGGATACTTCTCCGGAACACGTCAGCCCAATGAATCCCGCTGTCAATGCTAATGTCATAAGGCTTTTTACATCAATCAGTTTCGCAAGTTTTTCTTTCAAGCTCTTCCCTCCTCCAAATCCTGGATACGATGATTCGCCACTCGGATTTGTTCCTGCATGACAGCCTGTATTTCTTCCAGCTTATACGTGCGTTCGATTACTGTATTATGCTTTTCAACTTTCTTTTCAAGCTGCCCCATCCGGTATGTCATGAGCTTCGCCGATGCAATCACACCTGCAAAAGCCCCCAGGACACCTCCGCCGGACGCGATCAAGGCTACTGCAATTTCTGTATCGATCATTCTATCCCTCCGGATGCTCCTCCAACCATTTCTCGGTTACCTTACGCCAATATAACGGCACCTTTTCAAGTGTCATTTTCCCGTCTCTGATTTTCTTTCCATAAAAAGCCCCCATCACTTAGCACCTCCTTTCTCCGCAAGCTCACTCGCCGCAGCACCGAGATCTATGATCGCCTCATCCTGGATCTCCTGACTTTCCTCCAGAGCATCCAAGCGCTTCTCTTCCTCCGTCTTCTCACGCAGACAGAAAGAAGTCTCTACGATACCCTTGTTAATGACAGAAGTTTCAGAAACCAGAAGAACGTCCGAATATTTTCCAATCGTTAAACCTTCCGCCGTTTCAATCTGAATCTCTTTCAGATTTTCCTCTGTGAGCTTGTTCCACACCTGCAGCATCGTCTCACGGCTTGCACTTTCAATCTGAATTGCACTCAGAGAAGCTCCTGCTACCATCTCAATCTTCGTTCCGTCCTTTAAAATAAGCTTATCCATGATATCCCTCCTTATTCTTCATAAAGCACTGTAAGACCATAGGCAACCGCAGAGTCATGTTCGATCCGGCACCCTCTTGCCTTTTCCCATCCTTTGCAGAAATATGCAGCATGACATAAAGACATATTTTCAAGGCTCTTTGCCAGGAAGCACAGCGGAATCTGTTCCACTCCACGTTCTTTCATTTTCTCGCTGCTATACCATTCATCCGTGAATAAGGTATTTACAATCTCATACCCTTTTTCCTTCAGTGCTTTTATTGCCTTTTCTCTTGTTTCTACAATTTCTTCGTCCGTTTTGCCAGCCATCGGCTGTGATAACATTGCTTTCATTTCTTCCCTCCTACTGAATTCCCTTCCATGCCGTCTGTAACAGGAAGCCTAACAGCTCCCAAATCTTATCTTTGATTTTACCCATGCAGATTTCATATCCGATCTTCTCCGAATAATTTTTCTCGTCCACGCATCCGGTTGATTCTACAATTTCAAATCCGTTTCTGAGCACACAGCGAACTACTGTTGTCTTCGTTCCCATCGTCTTCGTTTCCGTGTATGCAATGAACTCATCTACCATCTTCTGGCCGATGCTGACGCCAGACGGAAGTTCTGTATTATCATCTACTTTCATGTAAGCCTTATCAAATACTTCCTTCGGGCTCCATGACTCGTAACCATCCTGGTACTTTACCAGATATCCCGCATCGTTCGGATCCCCCGGAACAGCTCGACCTCTGCTTTCGTTGTAAACTCCCTTCGTCATTGGTTCCGCTTCAATCATTTTTGTTCCGATGTATTTATTCATTGGACTCTCCTCCTTTTTTACGATGTTATTAACTTTGTTGATTAATTCTGTCGGATCGCTCATCATACGGCATACAAATTCGTCATTGTGATAAACATCATACACATTATCGAATTCACTTCTTCCCCAGCAATCGTGTCCATTTTCGATCTTATTTTTCTTTACTGTGAACATTTCGCCCCTCTATTACTCAGTTAAATTACGATTTTAGATATATCCCATCATTTTCGCGCCCCGTGAAAATGGTTTTTAGTTTCTCTTTTGCCACGTGGCTGCATTTGGACTAGCGGTATAAATACATCCACTAGAACTGATTGCCACTATCAGATAATTCCAAACAAAGGCAATAGTAACATTTCGATCCGGAGCTAGAGTTACATCCCAGTTTATAATTCCAATCACAGGGATACTGCCATTTTTGCTATATGTTTTAAATATATCGCCGATGCTGGCAAGCGAAGAAATGTTTGCTATTTTTGCTCTTCCGGGCAAGTCGCTATTTAACTGAGTAAGTGATTTCTCCGCTGCCGTCAATCTCTCATCCAGCAGTTTCCCCACAATCGCATCCAATGCCGCTTTTCCGGATTCCGTAGCAAGATAATTTGCTATCAGTGGCGGAAGCGGTCCTTGAATGCCCTGCGGTCCCTGTGGACCGGTATCTCCTTTTTCGCCCTGGATGCCTTGCGGTCCCTGTGGGCCAGTCTCTCCCTGGATTCCCTGTAAGCCCTGCGGACCAGTCTCTCCCTGGATTCCCTGTGGTCCCTGCGGTCCTTTGATATTTCCAATTAAAATCCTAGCCATCGTTTTTCACATCCTCTCCTGTAAGATAATAGAGATTCCCTGTTTCCGAATCATAATGGAATGCTGGCGGCTTCTCTCCATCCGGATAATCTGCATAGAGATTTCCTGTTTCCGGGTCCAGATAGAGCGAAAACATCCCCGATGCCGGAACCATGACACCGCTCTCCCCCTTCACTCCTTGGATTCCCTGAGGTCCTTGCGGACCGGTATCTCCTTTTTCGCCCTGTATGCCTTGCGGTCCCTGCAGACCAGTATCTCCTTTTTCGCCTTTATCTCCCTTATCTCCTTTTAACTCCCCACGCTCTAGCTTTCCTACAACGTCCTCTCGGATCTTCTCCGCTTCCTCTGCTGCCGTCGTCGCCCTGGTCGCTGCCGAATTTGCCAATCCCGCCGCAGTATCTGCCTTGTTTGTGGCTTCCTCCGCTTTTCCAAGACCGGCATTCAGTTCCTTTTCCAGGCGTTCAAATTCACTCAGTCCCGGCTTTCCTTCCGGGGTATTGATTGCATCTTCCACATACACCGGTGTTTTATACGAGGTAAAGCGCATCGTTCCGGTTTCATCATAACCTCTGACCGCGATAAATACGGCGCCAGGAACCCGAAGCTGTGTATTCCGTATCTGCCAGGTCAATAAGATTCTTTCCTCGCCGTATGTGGCTTGCAGAGAGTCTGTATCCTTCGTACCATCGGCATATTCCAGGTCGATAAAGAAGTCCAGCGCCGACAAATCCAACAAAGTCGCTGACACGCGCGGAATGGAGAATGTTCTTGTATCACACAGATTATCCGCTGTTGTTCCGATCTTCTCTTCTCCTCTTGGGATAAGCATCTGCCGGTTCTCAATTACTATCATTCTTCCACCTCTTAAATACGGGATGCATGATTTTCACACACATCCCGCTCAAATTAGATAAGCAGCTTCAGGCCATTCTCAAACTTTTCAGATTCCTGATCGATAAATTCCGCCGCTTTCGTGTCCTGCTCCTGGGAGTTCTGCAGCACTTCCGCCACCTCTTTCGGAACCTTGACATTTCTGCCGCGCTTAACGATATAAGATCTACCGTTTACCTGTACAAATACATTTCCCTTGTACTTGTCAGAATCTCTCATCAGAAAGATATTAACCATTCCATCATCCGGCGCTTCTGCTGGCTGCTCCTCTGTTTCTACCGCCTGCGTTTCTTTTAATTTTTCTGTTTTAGCTGGCATTTAGTTCTCCTTTCCTTCCGAGAATGTGCATCCCGTCTCTACACGTACTACGTACTGCTCTACCAGGCGCTCCGCTGTCTTGGTTGCTTTCCAGCCTGCCGTAGCTCTCTGGTTTAACGGATCCGCCGTACCGCCAGAACCAAGCTGTTTTACGATAGTTTCCAGACCGCCGCCGGTAATCTCCGTAACGCCATATGCATTTGCGCCCAAAATCAGCGTCGAATATACATCGATCTTCGTGCTGCCGGTTCCCGCTGATCCCGTTTTCGCAAAGATCTTTGCTTCCGTGGACTCAACAAAACGAACACCGCCAATTTCTCCGATTTCATTCTGGTAGGCATTATCTGGATTGGTGTATTTATGCCACTCTTTCCATTCCGGGTCTTCCATCAGGTCATACGCAATATCCGGATGGATGATCCCGACATACCAGCCGTCAATCTTCGGGGCATTCTGTCTTTTAAGGGCGCGGACTGCCATCTTAACCGCCTTAACAGTCAGCTTCATATCCTGGGTCAAGGTTGCTCTTGATGCAGTCTGTCCCTCGGCGTACTGGACATTAGTACCGCCATTCAGCACCTCTCTGGTTACGGTATCAAGCGTTGCACCAGCCTGATCGCCCAGAAGCTTCAAGGACTCGACCAGGTTATTATCAATCGCTGTTAAGAGCAGCATATCCGACAGGCGAATATAATCGCCGTACTGCTTCACGGTCGATGTTACGATGCTGACGTCCAGTTTATTACCATCCGGCGTAACGCCCTCAGTCAGCGGCGTGAGTGCCTTGCTAAGCGGGGTGTATTTTCTAAACTCGATTGTCTTACCGCCATTTTTCGGGATTGGACGCTTCTGTGCAAACTGATCGTGTACCAGGTGTGGACCTGCAATATCAATCAGTGTACTGTCATAATAGGTTTTCATTTCATGGGAAAGCTCATTTCCCGTGCCACTCGATCCAGTTGTGTTGATTACATCATCAAATAACCGAAGGTTTAATTTAATTGCTGTTTCCATCATATCCTCCTAATCTCTGAATGTGATGATCTCCCCTCTGGCTGCTCGACGGGCATATTCCTGGCGCTCTTCCTTGGTCATCTTCGCCGGATCCTTTACGGTCTGCGCTGCCGGTCGGCTTGACATTCCATTTTCAGCCGGGCGCATCTGCCCGCTCCGGACTGCTGCCGCCTGCTGTTTGGTTGCCGCCTTGGCTGTCTGCTGCATCAGTGCCGGAAGAATCTCATCGTGATGGAGTGTTTCGTAAATTGTACGCATGTCAATTCCCGCACCCATCAGGTCAAGAAAACGCTTGTCCTGGATCTCGCTCTGCAGATCGAACTGCGGATACATCCGTTTCAGTTCTTCTGCTTCCCGATCCCACTTCTGGAACACCGCATCTTTCTGGTTCTTCCGCTCAGCTTCCTCTCTGGCTTTATGTAAGGCTTCATTCTCCGCCTCCAGCTTCACCATTTTCTTATAGCTGTCTACTGTCATGCCCTGATCCGCAGCGGCTTCTTCCCAGAATACATCGTCACTTTCCAGAGCTTCGCGAATATCGCCCATCTTGTCTGTAGATATGCCATATTTTTTTGCAACCAGCCCGATAACATCGTTCTGCTGCTGAAGCTGCTGTTGAAGCTGTTTCACCTCGCCGACGCGCTCCTTGATTGCCTTTTGCATTCTCGCATCGAACAGATCGCGGAAGTCGCCGTTAATCATGTCATTAAATGCCTTTTCACGTTCTTCCGGCGTCTGTTCTGCCTGCTGCCCCTCGGTTGTCTCTGGGGCTGCTGCCTCCGCTCCGGTCGCCGCGCTGCCTTCTCCGCCGCCTTCTCCGTCAAACATTCTCAGGTTCAATCTTCTCATTTTCCCATTTCCTTTCTACCGTCTTTCCGGCGTGTCTATCTACCGTCTTCCCGGCGTGCCAGTTGTCTCTCCAACGTCTCCTACCGTCTTTCCGGCGTGTCATCCGTCTCTCCGGTGTCTCCTGCCGTCTCTCCGGCGTGCCTATGCTTATATTTTTACATAATCAAAACTCAAAATCTCCCACTAGGTCAAACTGCTCCGGATACCTTGATTTTAAAAGGCAAAAGCCGGTTTTTGTGAATTTCAAAAGATTCTCAATTTCTTCCGAATTTTCATCATCTGGATAAAACCTGACTGCTATATGTCCGTCCCGGCTTTCCGTCCGCACATTGGCATCCATCCGCCACAAACACTCGAGTAAGGTCTGTCCCAGCATCGACACCGCTGCACAAAGGATATTCCCCTCATCCGAGTTCACTTTCTCCGCGTGCCCGTCGATAATGAAATCGGTTACTTCATTTTCCCGTCGTTCAATTACTTTCGTCATTATTCTGCTCCCTTCGGCGTCGCCGCCTTCGCTGCGCGTTCCCGTGCTTTTCCGGCGGTCGAACTGACTGCTTCCCTGGTTGCATTCCCCATCACATCAAGATGGGCGGATTTGCTGCTGCCACCGGACACAATCGGCTGCTCCCCCGGTCCCATTGCTCCCACTGCGTCTAACAGGCGCGTATCGCCGGTGCTCTGGGCGATTACTGCTGCCATCTGGCTCATAGTCTGCTGCATCTGCTGCATCTGTTGGTATAATGTTCCGTTCTGTGCAATCTTCTGCATGACCTCCTCTTTACCGTCAAACATCATCATTTCGAGGCAAGCCAGTGCCTGATCGGCTAACTGCGGATTAAAGAAACCTAGATTGTACATTTCTTTAGCCAGTTCGTTCTGGGAAATCTTTGTAAACGGGCTTGCTTTCTGTGCCTGTACTTTGATGTCATATACAGGCTTACGCTCCGCAATCATGCCTGTAAATCCCACTTCCATCTCCTGGGCTTGCATACCGGAGTTATCGAATGATACGAAATTCTCCCCCGTGTCATTCGTGATACGGAAGACACGGGGCGCGGTGTAAAACTGCCTGATGAGTTCCAGAACAATATTTACAACACTCTGAAAAGCCTGATAAGAGCCGTTTATCATATCCCTTGACAGCTTACTACCTGCCTCCTGCAGTGCCGCAATCGCGGAAGCTGCCGTTACTCCGGAAGCTGTCGCGCCCTGTGAAAAGTCACGGTTTCCGGAAGTCTCTTTTAATTCTTCGATTTTTCCCTGGTAAACTTGATAATAGATGCCTGGAAGAGGTGCCACTGTAAGAGGCAACATGTCATCTCTGGATCCGTTGTAATGCACAATATCCCTCGACAGGTCCGAAAACTCTTCCTCATTGAATCCGGAGCTGTCTTTGCACGCATACCGCGGCCTGGAACCTGCGATCGAATTCTGCAAAATTGACTGGCCCAGTTTGTCAATATACTCCTGGCAGTCTTTCATTATATCCAGATATCCAAAGCCGAAAGGACTGTGCTCAATCGGGAACATGAGATCGAACACAAACGGATACTGTCCATGTTTATACCAACCGTCAGCCATTTTTGGATCGTTCTCCGATGCATAGAGTACGGTTCCATTACAGATTTTACAATAATGCAGCACTGTTTTCATAACCGGCACATCTCCGGACATACCGGAAACTGTTTTCTTGTAATACCAATCAATGATTAATGATTTCCCGGTTGTATCGACATAATCATCATTCAGGTACTCCTGGACACTAATCAAGGTATCATTCAGTTTTCCCTGCATCTGTGGATATTCCTGTTCAATCAGATCGTTATCCATAACATTCAGATAAAACAAGTTCCTGGATTCCTGGATTTTATCAATTCCCGGCTCCCAATACATTTTGAGCGGGTCACATTTTTTAATTGAGATATCGCCCAGACCGTTCTCCTTGTGAGTATCCCAGAACACTCCATAAATGCTCGTTCCCATTTTGATTTTCTGCCAGGTCGCTTCTGAATAGACTGCAGTGTACTCGTTCCGGTCCATGATAAACGGAATAACATCTGATAAAATCTTGGCTGTTTCTTTGTCTGACTCCTCACGCGGCAATATATTCGCTTCTGGATAATTATCCATAAAATCAGCGTGCTTATTGATGAGCGAGTTGATCAGCCATGCGCTGGCCGGTTCGATTGCATTCCCGTTCTTATTTTTCTTTTCAAACCGATCCCAGTGGCGCATGTAGCTTTTCGCGCAAAATGCAAAATATTTTCGCGTCATTTGCAAAAACCTATTTTAAAAACAGAAAAAGGACGTT